GTTTTGAATAATAAAACTGGAGCATCATTTGAAACCATGTTGTCCAATGTCATGAAATATCGCACCAAATATGGGAAAAATCCAAAAGTATATGGATACTTGAACTGTACCTCAGCAGCAGATGCTAGTAAAGAGAGGAATAAAATGGTAAACAAATTTGTAAAATATAATCAAACTATTAGGTCTATTGTTCAAGAAGCAAATAGTGTTCAATTAACAGATTTTGAAGAAAATGATGAAATTTATGACTTTTTGACACTTGATGGATTTATCCCACAAGTGCTTAATAAAGAAAAAACAATCATTTCTTTGGACAAAATTTGAAGTGTCCACGACCCCTTGACAGGGGTCTTTTTTTATGTCATGATGTATTCATACAAGTCACACATTGATGATCACTCTTCGTCCTCATCAGAAACGCATTCTTAATAGTATGCTTGCCTATGATAAGGGTCAAGTTATTGTGCCTACAGGTGGTGGTAAAACTATCTGTATGATTCAAGATGTTGTGGAGAATTGTAAGTATATTGACAATGGAATGACAACTGTTGTTGTTGCTCCACGTATTCTGTTAGCAGAACAACTGTGCAGTGAGTTCCTTGAGTTGATTGATACAACTCACACACATGTGATGCACGTTCATAGTGGTGAAACAGACCACTATTCTACAACAAAAGCAGATGACATTTATGTCTTTGCTAATACTGCACGTGCAGTAGGTGAGAATGTTATCATCTTTACCTCTTATCATTCTCTCCATCGTGTTATGGAAGCAGATATTGAAGTGAACAACATCTATTTTGATGAGGCACATAACAGTGTCCAACGTCACTTCTTTCCTGCTACTGAGTTTTTTGCTAATGAAGCAAATCGTTGTTATTTCTTTACTGCAACACCCAAACATTCCCTTGCTACTACCAAACCAGGCATGAATTGGAGTGTTTATGGTCAGGTTCTGTGCAATGTTCCTGCTCCTGAGTTGGTTGAACAGGGTTACATTCTCCCTCCTAAAGTTGTAGTCAAGCAATTGCCTATGGTTAAAGGTCGCAAGGTAATGTTTGCTGATGATTGTGATAATCTGCTTGAGACTATTGATGACAACAGTATTAGCAAGACTTTGATCTGTGCTCGTACAACAAAGCAAATCATCAATCTTTTTACTCATTCAGATTTCTGCCAACAACTTGCTGAACGTGGTTATTCTTGGATGACAATCACATCAAAGACAGGTGCAATCATTGATGGTAAGAAAGTCAATCGTGACGTATTCTTTGACACTTTGAACACTTGGGGCAAGGACAAGACCAAGAAATTTGTTGTTCTTCACCACTCTATTTTGTCTGAGGGTATTAACGTCAGTGGACTTGAGGCAGTCATCTTCATGCGTAACATGGATTACATTGGTATCAGTCAGTCTATTGGTCGTGTGATCCGTCTAGGTGGAAGTGAGAAGAAGTTTGGGTTAGTTTGTATCCCCACTTATGACAGAGTAGGTATCAGCACTGCCAAGAAAGTTCAAGCAGTTGTTGATGTTGTGTTTAATCAAGGTCAACCCGCTATCAGTGAGATTCGTAGATGAAGAACAAACAACCAACTAACAGTAGCATACTTGACCCCAAATGTGGACCTTTAGGGTTTACAGTTGGTGATTGGGATGATATAAATCATTTTTATGCTGCTGTCCCGTGTGGCAAGGGTCTAGTGGTCATCCATCAAGGGAAACAGGTTAAAAAATGCAGAAACTCAATTAGTGCCCGTAATTTCATTGATAAGTGTAGAAAAAAGAGATCAGTTGCAAAATTACCCTTGTGACAGTTGATAGAAGTGTCCACTATCCCTTGACTTTTACTCTATTCTGCGACATACTAACAGTATGAAAAACACACACCTTGAACATCCTGAAGATCTTATTCTCACTGGAGATCTTGACGCTATCAGAGCAATGTATGATTCTGATTCTCACATCAGCATGAAAATTGATGGTGCTCCTGCTATTGTGTGGGGTACTAATCCAAACAATGGTAAGTTTTTTGTTTGTACCAAAAGTGCATTCAACAAGAAAAAGATCAAACTATGTTATAGCATAGATGATATTTTTGATCACTTTGGTCATCAGATGAATGTGTTTGAGATTCTTAGTTATTGCTTCAAATACATCCCTAGAACTGATAAGGTTTATCAGGGAGATTGGATGGGTTTTGGTCGCACTGAGTTTGTGAAACCTAACACTTTAGTGTATGAATTCAATGAGAAGGTGATGCAAAAGATCATCATTGCTCCTCACACTGAATACACTATCAAGGGTGAAATGTGGGAGGCAGAAGCACATCCTCTCAAAGAGTATTTCAATGATACTGCTATCATCAAATGGGTGCAACCTAGTGTAGACAGAATCTCTTCAGTATTTGATATGACTGATATTGATACAAAAAGTATCCAGTTCATGACAGATAAGGAAGCATCTGCTGCTAAGATTAAAATCAATGCCTTGATTCGTGATGGTGTTGATCTTACTGATAGTGAACTACTTGATGTGCTTGGTTGCATCTATCTGGTCAATATCTATCAGATGGTGATTGAAATGAAAGAAGATCTATTGGATAGTCTTATAGTTCATGATGCTCCAAATTCTTTTCTTCCATGTGGTTTGAAGTGTAAAGGTGAGGGGTTTGTTATTAGTAATGACTATGGAATGATGAAGTTGGTTGATAGAACTGTTTTCAGTCATGCTAACATGACACAAGGAAGATTCAGGAGGACTGACTAATGAAAATTTTAAAATTCATATTTTTCATTTTTATGGGAACTTCTACCATGTTTTTGTATAACATAGCAGCACCAGAAAAACCAGTTCAGGAAGTGGCACAACCTGACTTGATTTCTACCCCATAGGGTGCCATACTATAAGAGTCAAAGAAACACACCTTTCACATGCAACTCACAGCACAACATGGAAACATGGTTGTTGATTTCTACCCTGTCAAATATGCTGATGGAAGTATTAGTGAGCGTCTAATGTATAAGACAGTTACATTTGCTAATGACATGCAATCTAAGTCATATATTAACACAGAATCATTTAAAAAAGAGGTTGATAATCGTGTTTATGGTTACAACTATGAAGTGACTGATCTTCATACAGAACCACAACTTTTCAATTCTGCACTGATTCAAACTCGTTGGTGATTATGTCATTAATTAAATCCTATTTTCACACTCTTGAAATAAACAATCAACTTGAAATGATGCAAATGTTATCACAAAGAGAACAACTAATGGAGGACATTGATTGTATTGTAACTTCACAATTTTTGGATGATAAAATTAATGAAAATGATATGGAAGATTTAATTCGCATCTTATGTGATGCAGTTGTCAAAAACTTCCCCACTAACTAAAATAATCATGAACAATTCTTCTGCTGTTCTCACTGAACTAAATGAAATGAAGAAAGTTTTGAAAAATCAAAACTTTACCTTCACTAAAGAGCAAAAATCAAGGTATGATGAACTGCTAGAACTACGCAGGGCATTTGTTACATATTGGAAAGAAAATGGCATGGTCTGGGTTGGTCCTAGGATTGAAAAAAAGAAAGATGATGGTAACAATCCATGAGTCAAATGTTTTTTACTTCTGGCAAATCTCCTCACATAAATGTTGCTAATGATGTTTTTGATTTCTTTACATCCAAATATATTATCAATAGTGATGTAGAAGTATTTCACACTAATTTAAGTGATGATAATGCTTTTGGATTCACTGAGGTTAATGGTGAAGAGCAATTTATTCAAATACATAACAAATTGAATAAGAAAGATTATATTACAACATTACTGCATGAATTAGTTCATGTTGTTCAAAATGAGCAAGGAATTGCAAGTGATAATGTAAGAGAAGATCAAGCATATCATATGGAAACTGTACTTTACAATCAATTCATTTCTTCTAATTGATGCAAACTACTACCCAAGTTTATGTGATGTTCTCTGAGATCAGAGGTATCACTAAAACAATGAATGTGAAAATTGGTATCAGCAACAATGTTGATGATCGCATCAAAGGTGTTCAAACTGGAAATCCTGGTAAGATACATTTAATTGCAGCATTTAATGCTGGTAAGGAAGCACAAAAGCATGAGGTATATTTTCATAAAAAATATAAAAAGTTTTCTACATCTGGTGAATGGTTTGAATTTAATTCTCAACAATTTGAAGATGAAATTCTACCTGAAATGTGCAATTATTTCAATAATATTGATATAATTAATGGAGAGTGTGAAGTTGTAACTAATAAGAGCATAGAAGAACTGAGAGAGATTGTAAATAAACAGATTCCTGCAAAAACATATGTGCAACAGAAAGAAAGCATCTATAACTTAAAGAAAGCAATAATCATTTGTCAGTGTGAATCAGAAAAAGTCAAATATGAGAAAATGATTGATAGCATCCAGTCAATTATTGATAAAGAATGTGATATAAAACGCAAAAGTGATAAAGAGAAACTAGCAATTAAGATACTCAAATCAAAGACAAGAAATGCTAAAAAGAATCTAGAATTCTTTGCAATGGGTTACTTAGTGGGTTGTGCCAGTTGACTTAGTGTCCACTATTTCCCCACAAGGCATCAAAATCATGTATATTAGAAGAGTCAAAGGAATTCAACCTGATGCGATCAACCACCAAAGCACAAGCACTTCAACAATTCAAATACAATTGGAAGGTAGGTGGATCAACAGATTCTGTTGCCAAACGTGAGGCATGGGGTATATTCACTGATGAACTTTGTAGAGAGGGATATATCACCATGAAAAAGTATGAGTCTTGGACTAACCCTTTCTGATTCAATCTTTACAAATTTTTTTATTATCATCATGACAACAATCACTCAATCTAAAACTGAATTTCAAACTCAAGGTTTACTTGAGGTTGTTAACAATGAATGGAAAGTTGCTGCTATTGAATCTTCTAATAGCACATACAATAAGTTAGAATATAGTGTAGGTAAAAAGTATATCAAGGTGAATCAATTCAGGGTTCATGCTGATAACAGTTTTTCAAACAATGGTGTGTTCATGTTCATTGACAAAGAGACTGGTGCATGTTACAAACCAGCATCATATAAAGCACCTGCAAAAGGTATTAGGTTCTGGATTGATCAACTTGTGATGTATCCTGAAATGGTAGATCCTTATGGTTCATTCCTCTATGTACGATGAAGATTGATACACTTGCTAGGATTATTGGATCATGTCTTATAGTCACTGCATATTTTATCATTCTTCATGTGAATCTATCATTAGGAGTGATTATGCAGTTTGTTGGTGATTTTATTTCTGTGCCATTTTTCATCAGAACAAAATCATGGGATGTGGTAATCATGTTGGCATTCTTGTTAATTATATCATCCACTAAATTACTATCAATTTCTTATTAACATCATGCCAGTTGATTTTCCAATTCATAAGAAGAAACTTCCACAAGTATGGTTGGAAGATGATCACTTTATCATTGAATCATCTTCATTCAGATATGTAATCAAGGATGATTTAAAACTGTTGTTTAAGTTATGCAGAAGATTCAAAACTGATGCAATTGCTCAAACTTATGCTACTAAGTAAAGAGAAATAAACCAGTTGTGGAACTGTCCACCATTCCCCCTAAAGTCCTTGATTCTGTGCCATACTAACAGTATGGAAAACAAAGCAACCATGACTAACTCAACTTTTCAAACCACAATTGAAGACACCACGTATAATGGTTGGGAAAATTATGAGACCTGGAATGTATCACTTTGGATTCAAAATGATGAAGGTTTGTATAACTTAGCCCGTCGTTCTTATTCTTATCAAGATTTTGTTAGTCGTAATTTTGAGGAAGGTGCTACAACTTTAGATGGAGTAAAGTGGGATGATGTTAATCTTAACTTAGTTGAACTTGATGAAATGATGGAGGAACTATGATATCAAAGATCAACTTAACATCTGCCAACTAACACTATCTAACATCATGCTCAAAACACAATTGCTCAAAGTTGTAGGTGAAACTTCAAAAAAAATTGATTCTAATCTGACAAGATTGGAGAAATTTGAAGTATTCTGTCAAGTGTGTGATGGATTACTCAAAGATGGTAGGATTAGTGCTGCAAAGCATCAGGCATGGACTAACGTATTCTAACTCTTAACTCACACTCTTCAAACTCAAACAATGGCATCGGTTTTTGCAATCCACGTCACTGAACAAATCACAACTTCATATGAATTTGATACTGAAGAAGAAGCAAAAACAGCACTCGAATCTATGGACTTTATGTTACATGAATCAGAGGTGATTTATGGTGAGGTTCTTAACACTGAAATCGTCGAACTCAACTAACATCATGCCAACTGATTTCCCTATCTTCAATCACAAACACAAATGAATTACACTCTCAAGCAACTTCAAGACAGAGTATCATCTATGATCAAAGAACAGGGAGAAGATGCAGAATGTGGAGCATGGATTTACACCAAGGAAGATATTCATATGAAGGATGAAAATGGTGAGGTTGATTATGATATTGAGGTAAATGACCCTGCACTTGTTGCACGTATCTTTGATGATGTAGGCAACATTGATTACATCTACACAATGATTCAAGACTGTGTGGATGAGGCTACAGAGGAGCAACTTATGCAACAACAACAGGAGTTAGTCTAAAATGTATCTACCAAAGAGTGATTGGAACAGGGCAACTTACAGGGAGTTGAAAGAGATTCTAAATGAGTTGCCTGAGCATTACTTAGACCAGACAGCAACTGTATGCACAGGGGATGATAATTACAAGGGATTCAATATAGCATGGACTGGAGAAGCACATTCAGTTCTTGATAGTGATCATTTGTTTTTTAATTGCTATGAATGATACTTAGTGTTTTTTGCATAATTTAGATGCAGGAGATGATCTAACCCTCATCCCTGATAGAATTATGAAAAAAAGAAGTTTTGACTCTAGTGGTGGTCAGGGTTCTCAAGATGACAAAGGAGGGATGAGACAGCATACCACCAACCAAAGCAAACCAGTCAAAAAATTGTCACAAGCAACCTTAAGGTTTTCTTCCTGAGTTTTGTATCACGGTGAACTACGAAATCCTGTGATCTCTGCCATACTATCAGTATGAACAAAACACAAAACATGAGTATGAGATTCAAAGGCATCATGAATGATGAAAAATTTATCTCTGCAATGCAAGGTTTGCAGTCATTTGTATTAGAAACAGGTGCTGATATTGATATGGCATATGATTGGGTAGCAGATCAATCAGAACCCTTTGTTGCTGATTTATTGGCATGGGATTTCTTCTATGATGTATATTCTGAGGCAATCAACTAATGAATCCAATTCAACAACTTTCTAACCTCACAATTCGCAAATCTATGATGTATCCACACAAACTTCCAAATGGTAATATCATTATGCACGAAGGATTACCTCGTGATTTAGCTATCAAAAGAATGGAAGATCATGAGAGATGGTGTCAAGAACACAGGGAAGAATTAAAGGTGAGTTCACAACAGTTATTTGATCAAATGTTTGGAGGTTGATTAAAGATGACTCACTATCTTGTCAAATGTCCATCTGATCCTTATGAAAATACTGATTGTTTCAATGATCTTGATAGGGCATGGGATCTCTGTTTTAATCTCTCTGAAGAGTATGGATATGCAGAGGTTGGATATTACAATGTCAAAGGACATTATCAACTCTTAGGAGATTACACTAATGGTCATTAATATGACAATAGACTCAAAAGTAAATGTACCAGAGGGGTCAGAATTAATTGATGAAGTATTCTATGTTTGGAAGACTAGGTATGGTTTACATTCTACCATGACAAAAGAAGGTAGAAAGATGTTAACAGGATTACAGAAAAAAGATGTTGTAGATATGACAAGATGGCATCTTAAGTGTGAACAAGATGGAACATTAGATGATTACAGTTATGTTGTGGGAGATTCATTTGTAAGTGGAAAGTTATAAACAAGAAACCAGTTGGTCAACTGTCACAAGCAACCTTAAGGTTTTCTTTCTGAGTTTTGTATCATGGTGAACTACCCCAAATTTTCAGATATGTCATATTAGATGAGTGGAGGGGACAGCACCCATCACAAAACTTTCACTCTTTCACTCTTTTTAAAATGAAATTCTCAGACCTTCTATTTCACTTCTCCAGAATGGAAACAGGCAACCAATGTGTAAAGTTGATTGACTTGTTTGTTGAGCATGGTTATCTGACTCTGCGTTAATTCTTTCTACTTCTTTACACTTTTCTTCATCACTTTTTCTCATGCGTAAGATTGAATCCCAAATGATTGCTGCTATTCACAACAATCAAAACTGGTCTAATTCAAACACAACTGTTCACTTTAATGAGGAAGAAAACATCTCTATTGTACGTCTCCATGGCAACAAGATTGCTGAGATTGATGATAACTCTATGACAATCTTTGATGGTGGTTGGCAGACTACTACAACAAAGAGCAGACTAAATGCACTTTGCTCTGAATTTTGTATAGATGGAGAGAGAGTATTTCAAAAGAACTTTCAGTGGTATGTTGATAAGTTTGTAGGAATGGCAGGACAAAGTAAAGTCTTCAATACCTATGATTTCACTAATGGTTTCATCTTTGCTTAGTTAATCTTATAGTCCTAGTGATGACTTAAAACCCACTAATCACACACCTTATCTAACACTTTTAAATGTCTAAGTCTGATCTCTTTATTGCTCTTGAAAATGCAGAGAATGGTAATGATATTCTACTCATCCTTGAAGCAATTGAAGCACTCTATTGATTATTATGTGTAGTCTTCTCTTCCTCCTATTCATCATTTATGTTTGTTGGAATAGTAATAAGGTTAGAACACTTATCAGTAATTCATTACTTAAACTCTCTAAGTTCTTTAAACCTTAAGTAACACACAGTATGAGACTTGTTCTAATCTCTTTATTTGTACTTCTTGGTGCTAATCTACTCATTGAACTATTAGATTCAAATCTAATGGAAACAATTCAAGAGAGGAATAACACTATAGAAAGATTACTTCAACCACCATCTTCTGAAATCCAATGATTACCTCTGACTCTAAACTTGATCTCCTAAAGCAACGTTATGCAGAGATGATTGTAGATAGTATGGATATGGATACCCTGGTTAATATTGCTGTTGATGGTATCACACAAAACATCAAAGATTGGGAAGAGATTGATATAAAAGAAGAGGTAATTGATCTCTATGGTTCTATGACTTGGGATCAACTTAATACCTAATAATGATACTTTTCTATGTGGGACAAATAGAAATTCATTAATAAATGTCTTTTTAAATGTATATTAGTGTTTTATTTGTCCCAAATAGATTGTTATAAACCTGTTTAAACCTTAGATCTTTTAGTGATCTTAGGCAGCAGTATATCACACTTTATCTCACATGTCAACACCCAAATTCATATGGGACACATAGATTTTATATGGGACACATAGTTGACAACCTACGAAACCTGTGCTAATCTATGTGGGACAAATGAAAATCATGCAAATCCTATGTGTCCCACATGACTTATGCCATTCTCCAAGAAATTGCCAAACCTGGGACATACTGAGAGAATCAGAGTTCCATCCTCCTGTGTTGCTCATGTGTCCCAAATGCTCAAAGAATATGAGAGGTTATGTGGGACACATGGAATAACCTATGTGGGACAAATACAGCAGAAGGTTATCACTGGTTTAGAACAGATTCCATAGTCCATGTGTCCCACATAGAAATCTATTTGTCCCACATAGATTTTATAAGTACTTTTTTCATTTTATTCTAACACACATCATGAGTAACTGCAACCCCTATCTGATGCCCACTGTGTGCCTCCTGGTTGACACTTAGCAGTACATGTGATAGAATACAGTATTGTGAATCAGACAGTGTTTCTGAGGGTATGTGTATGTGGCCCAAAGGGCGTAGCGACCCCCCCCTACGAAAAAAGGGTAGGAACCCTAACCTACAAAAGTATATACCCTCTAAGTCAATATGAGGATGATATATAATTCAAAAAGAAAATCCATTTAATGAAAAAAATTTCTGCTGAAAATTTTTACCACATATACTTGAAGGACAAATGTGTATATAATTGTTTAACAGAGAATCAATTTGAGATACACTGGAATTCAATGAAAGCGATGGTAGGATTGATGACCACTAATTATGAGGAAGAAGATCTTTCATATGAAAAGGTGGAGAAAACCACCCATGAAATTGATGAGTCGTCTTATTGACAAGACATAGATATACTGTTAAACTGAAGTTGTAGTGAATTATCAATCATGGCAAAAGGATTTACTGTAAAGGCGAAGACGCCTGTGAGTAGTACTAAGGAGAAACCCCCAGAGTGGGATTTCCAGGCAATCAAAGAAAGGATGAGAGGAAAGACCATTGTATTTTGCTTACCAGGACGTGGTGTCTCATATGTCTTTCTGAAGAATTTTGTACAATTGTGTTTTGATATTGTACAAAATGGAATGAGTATTCAGATCAGTCAAGATTACTCATCCATGGTAAACTTTGCAAGATGTAAGTGTTTAGGTGCTAATGTATTGCGTGGACCAGATCAGGTGCCATGGGATGGTAAGTTAGAGTATGACTATCAGTTATGGATTGATAGTGATATTGTGTTTAATACAGACAAGTTCTGGCAGCTATGTGACATGGCAGTACCAGCAGAAGGAGAGAATAAGGAGATTGTTGCAGGATGGTATAGTACAGAAGATGGACGTACAACATCAGTAGCACACTGGTTGGATGAGGATGATTTCCGAAACAATGGTGGTGTAATGAATCATGAGATGGTAGATGGCATCAGTAAGCGTAAGAAACCATTTACTGTTGACTACACAGGATTTGGATGGGTAATGATTCAGAAGGGAGTCTTTGAGCATGAGGAGATGAAATACCCATGGTTTGCCCCCAAGATGCAAGTATTTGAATCTGGTGCAGTCCAGGACATGTGTGGGGAGGATGTCTCATTCTGTTTAGATGCAATTGAGGCAGGATTTGATATTTGGTGTGATCCACGTATCAGAGTTGGTCATGAGAAGAACAGAGTTATTTGATTTATTAAATTATGGCAAAAGTTAAGAAGAGTTTGATGGGTGGTGATTTCATTGAAGCACAACCCAAGAAAACAAGACAAGGAGCAGGGAAACATACAAAGTATGCATCCACTAGTAGTAACAATGCAAAAAAAAGATACAGAGGACAAGGAAGATAAGATTGAAGAATCAAAGATTCTTTGTCAACACTGTAAAAGAACTGCAACAAATAATATCAGATGTTTAGGTATGTGTGTTGCAGATTCTGATTATTAAGGAGGGGTTGTTTAGACCTCTTCTTTTTTTAATGATAGATAATATGCGCGAAAATCTCTCCGTAACTCTATATGTCTTGTTTAATTTGTAATTTACCCTCTGTAGAAGTATGGGTACGAAAAGAATATCTAACTGACCATCAAAGTGGTCATGGTGAATTTGTAAAAGGTGTTTGGGTTAGTGCTAAGAGTATTCCTGGTAGGGCATTTTATTTTGAAACATATTTACCAGACTATGGTGCAATGTATGACAAGTTACCAATTAGTGCTTTCTTAAGTGAACCTGAACTGCCTGATCCAGATATGAATCTACAGAACCTTCAATTCTGGAACTGTATGGATTATGGGGTTGTAGCAGTCACAAAGCAGTTTATAGGATCTATGGACTATGAGATCTATACAAGGGATCATGGGACCATGAAGGGCAATTACGTTTGTACTTTAGATAACTATCATCAAGATCCTGATGTTATTGATTATGCTACTAGTGAAAATCCTGCAGAACATAAGTCACACAATTTAATAGAACTTGTTAATGGACAGTATGCACTGTATCCTAATAATAGGACAAGGATTTATGACAATAGTCTAACTCCTGAAAATCCACTAACCCCTGACTTTAAAGTTTCCACAGAATACTATCAAGTTGAAAATGGTTATGAAAGAATGGGGTTAGGGGATCAAGACAGTTACTTCTGGAAAACCAGTAAAGAACGGTTAAATAATAGTACAGAAAACAAAAATGACGATGGAATCAATAGAGAAGCATATCCAAACTGATAAGGAAATTTTAGATGATTCTACAATCTCCCCACAGAAAAGGCGTCACACTCAAGATGAATTAGAACATCTTGAGCATTATGCTGAAGAACATGCAAAAGATATTGCTGCAGGTGACCACCATGATCCCTCAGCATTAGAAATGTATTGTGATGAAAATCCTGAAACTGATGAGTGTAGAATCTATGAAGATTGATACTAAATAACTTAAGAATATAGGGTATTAATGCCAATTGAAGGCGTAAGTAGATCTTTTAAAGATATCAGTGCTACATTTAAAGTTAATCCTATCAATAGAGATATGATTGTTTTAAAGAACACTAATGCTATAGCAAGATCTGTACGCAATCTTATTCTTACAGTTCCTGGTGAAAGACCATTTAATCCTGTATTAGGTTCAAATATTAATAACTTATTGTTTGAACCTATTGATAAATTTACATCAACAGCAATTAAAAGTGAAATAATTAATACTTTAACAAATTTTGAACCTAGGATCAAAGTTAGTAAAGTTACTGTTACACCTAAAGTTGATGCTCTATTATATCAGATAGGTATTCAATATACTATTATTGGACTTCCAGTTCCTGCACAGGAATTAAACTTTTCCCTAGAATCAACCAGATAAATGCCTTTAGTCAATTTAAGTAATCTAAACTTTGATCAAATAAAAGTCTCTATAAGAGACTATTTAAAGGCGAATAGCAATTTCACTGATTATGATTTTGAAGGATCTAATTTATCACAAGTAATTGATATCTTAGCATATAATACTTACATTTCATCATACAACGCTAATATGTTGTCTAATGAAGTGTTTATTGATAGCGCAACTTTAAGAGAAAATATTGTTTCCTTAGCAAGAAACATTGGTTATATTCCAAAATCTAGAAAAGCTTCTACTGCAATTGTATCATTTGAAGTAAATATTGGAGCTTCAAGTAATGTTTCAACTATAACATTACAACCTGGTCCAGTTTGTACTACTAATCAATTATTTGGTGGGACAAATTATGTCTTTTCAATTAATAGAGAAGAATCTGTTAAGGTAGATTCAGACGGAAAAGCAAGATTTAATAATATCTCAATATATCAAGGACTTTATGTTCAAGAAAATTTTACAGTTGATCCAAGAATACCAAATAAAAAGTATATCTTAGGTAATTCTGGTATTGATACAGATCTTATTAGGGTAACACTTAAACCTAATGAAACAAGTACTGTTAAAGAATTGTTTAATAAAGTAGATAGTTTGTATGATATTGATTCATCTTCAAGAGTGTATTTCTTACAAGAAGTTTTAAATGAAAGATATGAACTTTTATTTGGTGATGGAATATTTGGAAAGAAATTAACTGAAGGTAATCTTGGATATATTTTAGCTGATTACATCGTTACTGATGGAGCTCCTGCAGATGGTATTGCTGACTTCGCGTTTAATGGTAGATTATTAGATCAAAATGGTTCTGCAGTGACCACAGGAGTTTCAGTTGTATCAGTTAATCAATCATCTCAGGGTGGTGGTGATATTGAAAGTGTTGAATCAATTAGAAAATATTCTACACAAATATATTCAACAAGAAATAGAGCAGTAACATCATCTGATTATGAAGCGATTATTCCAAAAGTATATCCTGAAACTGAATCTGTATCAGCATTTGGTGGAGAAGATTTAAATCCACCTCAATATGGAAAGGTTTTTATCAGTGTAAAACCAGAAAATGGAACACATTTATCTTCTACTGTTAAGAGAAACATTTTAAATAATTTAAAAAAATACTCTGTTGCAGGTATTATTCCTGAAATTATTGATTTAAAGTATCTTTATATTGAAGCAAAGTCAAGTGTATATTATAATAGTAATCTTACTCCTGGTTCTTCAATAGTTAGTTCTCAAGTATTAGATAATATTCAGAGATATTCTAAATCAACAGAAATTAATAAGTTTGGTGGTAGATTTAAATATAGTAAATTTCAAAAAGTTATTGATGATAGTCACAGATCAATAACATCTAATGTGACTAAAGTTGAAATGAGAAGAGATCTTGAAGTAAAATTCAATCAATTTGCTCAATATGAAATTTGTTTTGGTAATAGATTTTTTGTAAGAAATCATGGACATTCACCAATACATGGTGGAAGAATTTTAGGATATAATATTAGATCTTCTGGATTTAAAGTTAGTGGAATAAGTGATACAGTTTATCTTGGGGATAGAGCAAATAGTGATTTAACCACTGGTACATTATTATTATTCAAACTTAATTCATCCACAGAACCAGTAATTGTAAAATCAAATATTGGAACTATTGATTATGTTAAGGGAGAACTTAAATTGACTGCTATTAAAATAATTGATACATCAGTAAATAGAAATTCTCCATTAATTGAAATATCAGCAACACCATATTCAAATGATGTAGTTGGACTTCAGGATTTATATCTGCAAATTGATATGCCTTTTGTAAAAATTGATACAGTTTTGGACTCAATATCAGATGGTGGGGATATATCTGGTAGCAATTATGTTGTATCAGGAAGTTTTGACATGGATAGTTTAGTTAGAGGTGAACCTTCATATAGCACTCCTATAACTCAGATAGATAGTACAACAACTTCTTCTACAGTAGTGGGAACAACAACTGGCACTGTAACAACTACTTCAACACCATCAACACCTTCAACTACTTCACCATCAACACCTTCTAGTGGTGGATCAGGTGGTGGATCAGGATACGGATATTAATAAATGAACACAGATAGAGTACAAGTACAAGACATTGTATCAGACCAGCTTCCTGGGTACATTCAGGATGATTTTCCTTTGTTGGGAAAATTTTTAGAACAATATTATCTGTCTGTTGAAAATAATGGTGGATCTTTAAATATTTTAAACAATATTGATCAATATGTAAAAGTTGATAATTTATATGATATCAAAACATCAACAGGTTTGGCCAGCACAATTTCATTTGTTGATGATACAATCACCACTGAACTAGATACTAATTTTACGTATGGTTTTCCTGAAAGGAATGGATTAATTAAAATTGATAACGAGATTATATTTT